ACCATACCAAGTCATCGCTAGACCTTTACCTAGCTCTCTAGTGAAATAGGTATCCTTAGCATCTCCACCTTCGGAGCTTGTTAGGCTACCCCGTTCTTCTGTAACTGTAGTGAAATGTGCAGCAAGGTACAACTCGATCTGAGTCAGACGAGCTGCAGTTAGCCCCTTACTTAAGAGGTTCTCATCGACGATGAGGGAGGCCACGTCGATAAAGGGGGTTGGATCCCTCTCAGTATCGACAATGGCCTGCACCTCAAGTTCGGTGACGCGAGGCATTAGATGCCCCCACTAGTCGTCAGGTAGCAGCTTTGGCGGAAGCTTTCTTTTTGCCTCCGCCTTTCTTGCCACCCGACTTCTTCTCGTCGCCTGACCTCTTCTTAGGCTCTTCGACGAGGTCGAAGCAGTCGGCGAACGCCATTGCTGAGTTCTCCGTCAGTTCGACCACTTCACCGGATCCAAACTTGTGTCGGACCCTTACGCCGTCGACAACCTTGAAGCCTGTGTGGCTACGACCGGGTTTCACGCGATACTTAGGCATAGTAACCTCCTTTCGCCTGTTAGAGGCTGATTAACTCAGACGGTGAAGTGGGCGATGCCCGACTGCAGGGTCTGAGTGTTTCGAATGCGTGGAACCATGATGGTCATGACCTTGAAGTTCGAGGTCATACCTCCATTGGTCTCCCACTCGATAGTCTGCGGCTGCAAGCCGATGACCATCTCAACCACGTCGGAAGTCGGCTGGACCAGAATCACCTCGCCCGTACCGCCGTCGAGAAGATCCGGTGATGCCTTGATGACTTCGAGGCCTGGAATCTCCAGAAGACGTTTGATAATCGACTTATCCGAGTTGGTCTTGAAGTCCTCGCCAAACTTGGTGAAGTACGTCAGAGGGACATACAACCAATAGGGACCGAACATATTGTCGGCCACTAGTTCTGTGATCATCGCCAGAATGTCGCCGAGGATAATCGAGCCTGTTTGAGCTACGAGGAACCAGTCGCCGGTGAGCGAGCCTGTGTTCCGATTGGTTGCCGTGGTATATCCCTGAATGGACGTACCAGAAACGGTAACCGTAGCACCCTTGAAGAGGATGTTTTCGATCTTCTCGGCAACCAACCTAGCCGAAAGGGCAGCCATCGTGGTATCGAGTGGCGTCCCCAGGTTGCGAGAGGCTGCCAGGGCACGAATGTTGAGACTGAAGTCCTTGTGCGTGATGGGGAGTGGCAAGTTCTGCAGTACGAACTTGACCCTATCACGCTGAGCCGGCGAGACACCACCAACGGGTAGGTGGCGCGAACGGCAATCTCCAGTGAAGCTGGCCCAGGCTCGGTGACGCTGCTATCACCGATCGCAGCCCGGACCCGCTTCATCGCCTCTTCGACGAGGGAGGTGGGGATAAACTGGACCGAGCCTGCGCTGGGGAACTGCCCCAGTATCCGGACCTTCACGTAGTCGTCCTCTATCCCGTAGTCGTCGATCCACTCCTGGTGCAGCGCCTTGTTGGTGATCGCCACATCCCGGCTGTCGATCGAGCGGACGATATAGCGATGGCGAAGCCTCCCCTGGCACTGCTCGAAGAACCGGCCCGAGTTGCGGGTGGGGTTGCCGAAGTCGAACACCATAGGCTCACCGTCGGTGGTGCCCCCGTCCCTCACCTCAAAGATCTTGTTGGGGACGCCACTCGCCTCGTCGAAGATGTAGAAGGAGGTCGAGTTGACCGCATGCTGGCCGGCGAACGCCTCCGAGTTCTCCTCCCGGCAGGTCTGCGCGGTGCACTTCCACTGCTCCCGCAAGGAGTTGCCATACTTGTCCGCCCGATTGCTCGACAGCGCCATCGCCCCGCGCCCGGAGGTGTAGTCGAACCAGTGGCTGGTGAGGGACATCTTGTGCCACTTGCCCAACTCGGCCCAGGTCTTGTTCTTGAGTTGCTCGGCCGTCATCGCTGTGACCGTGCCGACCGACATCGGACGGGTGTCGAGGATGAACTTGATGAGCCAGGCCGTCAGCGCAGACTTACCTATGTCGTGGCCAGAAACCGTAGAGAATCGGATCGGGGAGACAGCGTTCGCGCCGTCGAAGCCTCGCTTCCTGATCTCCTCCCCGAGCTCGTCGAGGAACTCGCAGGCCCACACGTCGGGACCGTGTGCGTGGTCGCCCACCTTCTCGTGAAAGGGACAGGTCGACGTCTTGCACAGCGCCCCGGGAAACCTCTCCTTGAAGGGGGACTGCAGCACGACCACCTGGATGGATCGCTCCTCGTCCCACGGGAGGCAGTACATCACGTAGCCGAGCGGGTCGGCGTAGAACCCAGCCAGGTCCTCGGCGAGCTGCTCGTCCGCGCTCAGGTCGGGAGAGAAGTCAAGCGGCTTCCGAGCCAATTTGCTAGGTAACTTTGTCATTTCTTTTGTCGTGGCAAACAACCGGATCATCCTCTAGGTTACAACAGTGATCTCGTATAATTTCTCCGAGGGCGGGGAGACTGATACCCCACTTTTTTGCCAGCCATCTGAACGTCATCCCGTTCTCGTGGATCTCCCAGCATAGAATTTCGTCGAAGCTGTTGCCGCAGCCAGTTGGATGCTGAGCATACTGAGCCTCGATTAGTCGTCTCACCCTAGCGATGTGCGTTTCCTCAAAATGTTTAACCATATCACTTCCCCTTCTTTTTCGCGTGCTTGGCGCCCAGGAAGCCCCTGAACGCCCTCTCGGCCTTCGCCTTGGTCGGGTAGATGCATTTCCCCGACCCGATCTTCCACTTGCCATTAAGGCACTTGAGGACCGGCATTTCTTTTCTTCCAAGGATACCTTGGGCTGCCGGTGGGCTCTTGTGCCTCTACTACACTAGAGACGCCGCTATAAGGTACCTTATACTTAGTATCATACTCTACAGCATCCCCAAAAGTATTAAATGGCCCTATAAAAGAAAGACCATCTCCTAAACTCCCACGAACTAAAATATACTTGCTCATTTCTTCTCCTCCGTTTTTCCTCTCGCCCGATGCGGAACTTACCGTTGTCGCACTTGAGGACCGGCATCTCGTCTCCATCTCCTCTTCTGGCCGGTGGAGCGATTGTCTCGCCTTGCCCTCAGCTCTACTCGGCCTTCGACCACGCGGAACTGAAACTCGTGTACTAGGTCGCAATCGCAGCAGGCCATTTTATATCCGTCCTGCGCGACAGGAACCCAACGAGTCCAGCCGCTAGACCCCTCCGTCTCATCACGATATCTTTTCCCCACCTTCGCCCACCGGTGTCCTGGCCCTGTCCCGCCCCCTGGATATGCGCTCCACCAGCGACAGCTCGCCCTCGAGGAGGAGCCGGTCCTTGAACAGTCCGAGGCGGCGGCAGAGGCTGTCCAGCGCACCCTTAGGATCGGCCGACCCAACCTTGACCTTGATTATTTCATCGCCCTGAGCGTCTCGGCGAGTGGTCACCGTCAGCTCGTTGATAGCCGTCAGCTCATCCTCGGTGGCGCCGGTGAAGTCCCACGCCAATGAGCCGTCGCCCTGGACCTTCTTAAACTTGGCCAAGATCTCCCCGCCGTTGGCTATGCGCATGAGGCGCTGGATGACCCAGTCCTCGTCGAGCTCGTACCTGCGGCGCGCCGACCGCTGCCTCCTCGCGAGCGCCGCCCTCATCAGCGGGCGGTCGAAGAAGTCCGCCTGGTGCTTGGTGGCGTAGCACTCCGAGAAGCCGGCCAGTCTCATGGCGTCGACCTTGGAGGTGCCCTCCATGAGGAGGTCTATGGCCCGCTCGTGGCGCGGGCTCAGCGGGTCCTGGCGATGCTGGTTGCTGCCCACGACGCTATCGCCACTCCTTGGACCTGGCGAGGCCCGCCTCGAGCTTGCCCTGCTTGTTGGCCTTGAGCGCTTGGTCCATCGCCCCCTGGACGGCGGCCCAGATCTTGTCGTCGATCTTGTTCGGGGTGCCGCGGACGAAGTCGGTGACCCGCCGCGAAAGCCACTTGACCAGGTTGGCTGCGAGGACGGCGGCGAAGGCTGCAATCGCGACCTCCACCTCGTGCGGTAGCTCAAACATACTGAATCTCCCTATCTAACGAGGTCGCCGACCGCTCTGCTCCGAGCCTCAGCGTACTCAGCTCCGAGGAGGAGCAGCACTATGGCCAGCCTCGGTAAGCTTTCGTTTGAGTCGTCAAGCCACGCCTCCAGTGCGGCGCGGTTCACCAGCTCGGCGGGCTCCGCCATCGCTTGGTCGAACCCCATCCATCGGTCCAGTGCGTCGGTGTTCTGGTCCGGGCCGTAGGTAACGGTTCTTACTTCCGGGGCGCATGTCATGCTGACCTCCTCTCCCCGGAAAGATAAAGTGGGGCCACTTGTATCCCGCTCGCCCCAGGCGGACAGTCCTCCGCCGAGATGGCGGGGAAAGTGGCGGCCGGGC